CACGTGCTTGCGAGCGGCTTGCGATAGGCCGGGCGCGTGGAGGATCACGACACATGAGCCAAGAACCGGGGGTTTCCTAGGCGCCTTTTGCGCGAGATTTTTCGGTTCCTCTGGCAACGTCACCACACAGATCACGCTGACGGAGCGTGAATTTTCCCGTCTCACCGACGTTGCTAAGCAACACATCATGGGTGAGGCGAAGCCCAAGGTCTTGCATGCCGCTGTCAACATCGAGGCCAACAGCCTCTGGCGGACAGGCAGCCTGGAGCACGTAGCGTTGAAGCATTTGGCGCCCGACATGGTTGTGAGGTGCGCGACTGGTGCGTACGTGTATGACAGGACCCATGCGTGTCTCTTCGGAGTTGGGGCCGTCTTCACAGCGTACCTGGCGCACGCGAGCCGGGCATTACGCAATGCGTACGATGTTTGCTTCTACCGGAGCGTCATGGTCCGAGAGGAAGCCCAGATGTATAGCGAGGGCATTTTCTATGTGACCACGGAGACTCCGGGCGCTTTGAGGGTGCGGTGGAGCGCAGTCGTCGGACTGGCCATGCTCGGCTGGGCAGCCTACAATGCCGCCAGGGCATATTGTGACGCAAAGATGTTGGTGACGAGATATGAACCCGTGGGCGGGCCAGCGGCCATTTTGGCCCAGGCGCAGGAGACGCCGGCCCCCACGGACAAGGGTGCTGCACCGCCGAAGGACAGCGCGGACGGTGCGACTCCCCCTGAGGGAGGGGAGAAACCCGAGATCCGAGTTCAGGAGCAGTCTACAGTGGCAGACCGAGTCGAGGAATCCGAGGACTTGGTGCTACAGGAACCGCATGGGCGATATCGCACCGTCGAGGTCGGTGGGGAGCGCGTGCACGTCGTGCTGGGTCAGGACTACGACAAGTCCGAGCCCCGGACGCAGGCACCGCGCGTGGGGGTACTGACGGGGCCGAACAGCAAGGTCCCCAATGTATACTCCAACACGGCCAAGAACGGGCGGTCGGCCATACACGAGCGTCTGGAATTGAAAGCGAAACCATGCCGGTTCACGCCGGCGGACAAGCGCAAAATTGGCAGGTTGGTGAGCAATTCGGTCGGAACGAAGGGCATGTTTTCGAGACGGCGGGTCGAAGACTGGTGCAAGGCTAACTTCGATATTACAGAGTGGAGATCTAAGAAGTGGTCCGAGGCTCGCATCAATAACACTATTGAGCAGCTATTGTGCCAGGTCGATCCGACATTTAAGCTGAAGACCTCTGTGAAGGCGGAGGACATGCCTGAAGAGAAGGCGCCGCGCTTCCTTATTGCGGATGGGGATGCGGGCCAAGTGATGGCCCTCGCTTCCATCAAGTGCATGGAAGACCTCATCTTCGATACGATGGAGGACCACAGCATCAAGCACGCGTGCAAGCGAGACGCGATGAAGCGATTGCTGGGGTTCATGAAGGTCCCGAACAAGCGCAAGCGCGACGGATATACTTTTGTTGAGGGCGACGGGTCTGCGTGGGATACCACATGCAACCACACCGTCCGGTCTCTCATAGAGAATCCCGTCGTTGCGCACATTGGCGCAATCGTGTGCGAGTTCGGGCTGGTACCGGAAGCGTGGGTTAAGGCCCATGAGAAGGTGAACGGCCAGAAGCAGTA